ATGTCGCCGGCGCCAGTCGTGATCGTGAGCTTGTCCCACCCGACCGAGGCGTAGCGCGCGCAGTCGGGGCGGACGATGCCCTCCTCGCCGTTGACCGGCAAGATCTCCATGTCGCACTGGAGCGTCAGCCCGGAGAGATCCGTCACGGGCAGGGGCTTCAGGCGCAGGTGGTTGAAGTAGTCGTAGGCCGAGAAGAGTTGGACGTTGGCGAAGTCCTCGGCCGCCTGGAAGATGCCCGAGATCTCGAAGCCGGTCTCGGTGGCGTCGTGGATCGTGGTGGTCGCCGCGCGGCCGGAGAAACCCTGGAGTTGGATGGTGCGGCGGGGGTCGAAGAGGAGGAGCGGTTCCAATGTGACTATCCACCTATTCACAACAACTCTCGGGGCCTTAATGTTGACGTAACCTGAATGCGGGAGACCCGATGGACAACATCTTGACAATCCTGGGTGTTCAATCGCGTGAGGACGCGATCACGAACCTGCTGGCGCATTGTTTCAACTCACTTCCCGAGTTCCGGGACTCCTTTCTTCGCAGCATCTGTGGCGTTGAGAGCCCCAGTGGAGGATGTCCCAGAAATAGTTGAAAGTTGCTCCGGCGGCTGCATCGATTTTACGCGACGCGGTGCTGCTCTGCCATTTTAGCTTCCTCGTTCCGACCCAAGATCGTAGCCAAGGCCCAGAGGTCCCGATGTCCATCCAGCTTATGAAAGTGCTTTTCAGTGAGTAGCCAGGCCGATGCAACCCAGCGCGCGGCCATCGCCTGATCGCGCCAACGCGTCACTTTCAGCGTCCTGCGTCGAACGCCACCCTGCGGGCTTTCGATGAGATTTGTCGTCGCCAGGCATTTCCACAATGACGGCGGAATCTTCATCCGTTGCAGCGTGAACATCTCCTTCATCCCTTCGCGCAAACTCCTCGCCGCTTGTTCATGATCGCGTTCGAGGAAGCGCGCCAGCTGCTCGACCCGCTTCTCCCCTTCCTCCGCCGAAGGGCTCTTCCAGGCCGCCCGCAGCAGGCTCTCGGCGTGCGGCTTCTGATCGTCAGGCAGTTCATCCAGCACATTGCGCATCTTATGCTTGCGGCAGCGCTGGACTGGCTGATCGTCACCAAACACTTCGTCAATGGCGGCTCGCAGCGCCTTGGCTCCGTCGATCACGAACAGATACTTCTGGTCCGTTTTCAGCCCGTTCTCACGCAAACGCGCGAACAAACGTTTGACCGCCGCCGCGTTCTCGGTGGCTCCCGGCTCGATGCCCAGCACGTGCTTGCGGCCCTCGCGATCCACGCCTACCGCGCTCAGCACATGATGATCGCCGAAACGCTGCCCATCGACGTAGATCACCAGGATGGCCACTTCCTCCCAGCGTCGTTCCTGCAGCCGGCGTAACTGCTCTTCGCTGCCTTCGATCGCCTGCCGGCTGATCGCCGACTTCGACACGCCTACTGTCGAGGCCATCTCCGGCAGCACTTCCTTGTACTCGCGTGTGGACACGCCTCGCAGCAGCGCGCCCAACATTCGACCCGCCATCGCGCCGTCCTCCTGCAACGCTGCATAGGCGGGCACCTTCACCTCACCCTCTCGCTTGTGGCGCAGCCGTGGGCGCGTCACTTGCATCTGCCGGTCCCGCATCGCGATCCGGCCTGGTTGCGAGCCGTGCCAGCGCACGTCGCCGCTGGCCTTGCCCTGCGTGCGTGGACCGGCCAGCTCTTGCGCGCTGATCACAAGGATCGTTTCGATCGTTTTGCGGCCCAGTTCGTGGATCACGTCATCCACGGCGAGCCGCGCGTCTTCAATGAGTTCTACCAGCGGTAGCAGGAACTGTCCGTTGGCTTGTGTGAACTGGTTCAGGGCTGCGGCGGCATCGCGCCCCTCCCGGCCCACAATCTGGTATCGTTTCTTCACGGCGGTCGGTGTCCTTTCGTTCCTTTCGGAATCAGGTTTGGCGACTCGGATTCTATCGAACCCGGACGCCACCGCCGGTTCTCAACTTTCAACTACGGTTGGGACACCCTCCCCCAGTGATGTGGATTGGACAGCATACACACGACTGACCGTCCACGACATCGGCATCCCTGATCTGGTCCTGCATGGCTCTGGTGCCCAGTACGGCACCTTGATTGTTATTGAGAACAAGCTAAAGGCCGATGAAGGCGAGGATCAAACAAAGCGGTATAGTTCGGCCGTGACGACGGAGCGCCTCTTTCAGCGATTTCGGTGCAGCGCTGCGCCTGTTTTCGTCTTCCTCACCCTCTTCCCGGATCAAGAGCCGAGCGCGGGACACTTGTGGCGGAAGGCGACCTATCGTGATTTGATGATTGGCGTTGACATCAGCAAACTGCCGGCAGACAAAACGGCGACGCGTCTCCTTGCCGACTGGCTAGCGCTTGTCTCGGACTTCTACGCATCTGAGTTCATATCGCCTGACGACGTACTCCTGACGAGACTTCGTGCAACAACGCTTCTTGAGGGGAGTTACCTCTACTTCAAAGCGTTTGCCAATCGTCTCCACCTGCCAGCAGGCCTCGCCTTGGAAGATTGTTTTCGGTCGAGTCGTGCAGGCCGCAGGTATTTTGGAGCAGTCTTTTCTAAGGCCACTTGGAAGTCTCACCCGATGGTGAAATCTTCGAGTGGGGAGTGGCACTTGACGCCGTCGCATCACTTCAACATCCATATCGAGATGCAGTTCAATGTTCTTTCTGGCGTTTTAAGCCTCTATGTCCATTACGAGACGAATCCATATCAGCCTGAGCACTGGTTCGTGCGGAACTTGCCGTTGGATGAGCAGAGATCCTATCTTTCCGCGCGAGAACGATTTGCCCGTGTGCTCTCGTCATGCATCCCAAGCGGCGTTGTCATAGGAGGTCGCTTTAACCAACTTGCGAAGGCCGCATGCGACTTTTCTGGCGTCAGCACCGGTGCAGCGGCAGCCGAAGTTGAGAGGCTGGTGGCCAGTATCGCAGACTCCATCGACGCAGCGCTCATAGAGCTCGGCGGTCAGTAAACGCTGAAGCGTCCAAAGGCTTCTACTACGTCTGGACCACCAGCGTCAGGTCTGAGCCCGGATCGGGCGAGGCGACGGCCAGGATGTCGAACGCCAGGTCGTCACCCTCGTTGAGCACCGGCGTCGGCCAGATCGTGGGCCGGATGCGTACGCCGGCATCGTGGTCCTTTGTCACGATTGCTTGGAACGACTGATTCTCCGGATCGACGCTGATCACGCGGACGTACTCCTCGTTCGCGCCGCCGGGATCCAGGAAGACGAAACCGCCAGCCACAAGGCCGAGCCGGTTCGCGCCGTACGAGGCCGTCTGCAAGGTTTGCGGATCGGGCCCGGCGGTCACTGCCGAGTTCAGCATCAGACCGTAGTCGGCATACGGCAGGCGGCGGGTGGCGGGCAGGCCGTAGCCTTCGTTCTGGACCAGGAAGTCGTAGGTGGTCTTATAGGCGTCCGGCAACGCTTGCGCGATGCCCATGTACTCGAGCGGTTCCCACTTCGCGCCGCCGTCGCGGCTGATCTTTACGAGGAACGCCGATTGGCCGTCCGTTGTACCGCGCTGGAGATAGGCGTAGACGCAGCGGACCGAGGCGGCATCCTGGACCTTCATCGGGATGACGACGTTATCCTGTACGGTGAGCCCGCCCGGTACCTGAAAGGTGTAAGCGCCGCCGTTGCAGGTGCGCAAGCCCGGCATGTAGGGTTCGTTGTGCCTCGAGAGTGGGAAGACGGTAAAGGGTCCGTAGCCGAAGTGATTCGCCACGCCGGCGAGCGCCGCCACGATGCAGGCGCTCGGCAACTTCGCCTCGATCCGCGCGGGCAAGTCCGGCGTGCGGAAGAAGCCCTTGCGGACGCTGAAGGTGAATGTCTTCTGATCGAGCTTGTAGAACCGCATGCCGGTGAGATGCCCGCAGCGCAGAGTGCCGAAGCTCGCCTGGCCCTCGGGGACGCCCGGGTAGGCGCGTTGCAGGTGAAACTCACCGCTCGGCACGACGTCGCCGGGCGCGCCGGGACCGATGACCTGGGCGCACTCATAGGATCGCCGGCCAGGGTTCGCAGGGTCGGCGGACTCATCGTTGAAGACGACGAAGTCGCCGACGCGGAAGACCCGCTGCGTATCGGGATTGACGGTGCAGACCACGGCGACCGGGTCGGTCGCGGCATCGATGGCGGTGTCGATGGACGCCCAGAGATCGGTGGTCAGTTCGTCCACGTAGTAGAGCGCCAGGGTAATCTCGTGCGCGCCGACGATGTTGGCGTTGCCGGAGGCGTCGGGAGCAACCGTCATGTCGTCGATGGCGAACGTGCCGTAGTCGCCCAGGCGGGGAACGCCGTTCAGCACCCCAGGGACGCCCGTGTCGATGAGCACTTCCTCGCTGGGCGGCTCGGGCACGATGTCGGCGGGTTTGGGGCCGGTGATCAGGTCGTACATCGAGTCCGTCGTCGTGCGGCCCTGGATGTCGATCGAGTAGTCGCGGTTCAACCGCCAGCCGGTCACGCGGAACTCGCCCGCGCCGCCGGGCATGTCCGGATGGGTCATCGAGCAAACCATGCCGGGTTCGGTGTTCAAGGCGAGCACCGTGGTGCGGAAGCCGATCTGGCGCGCCTTTTTCCACTCCGCCGGCGTAATGCCGCCCAGTTCCTCGCGCAGCCGCACCGTGATGATCCGGGCGGCTTGCGACTTCGACGCCGTGCCGGAGAGATTCACCGTCGACTTCAGAAACAGCGGCCCCGCGCCGCCGCCGATCAGCGTGGCGTGGTCGATGTCGTAGAGCGAGATCGAGTTGGCGACGAACTCGAAGTCCTCGTCGGCGAAGTTGGCGGTCAGATGGTTGAACGAAGGTTTCAACGGCGCGAGTTGAAGGCTCCGGAACAGGATGTTGCCTTCGGTGAACGCCTCGACGGCCGAGGAGTTCACGCGGACACCGAGCTTCAGTTTGCCATTGGCGAACGTGTAGTAGCCCAGGCAGTTCATCAAGACTTCCTGGAGCCAGTCGCGCAGCGGCTTCTCTTCTTGAAGCACGCCGCGGAACTTGAACTGCGTTTCCGTGCCCGGACCCACCAGCTTGGTCACTTGCTGGTCGCAGATCACCGCCGCCGCGATGGCCGCATCCACGTCGAACAGGGTCTCGGCGAAGTCGAGTTGCTCGGAGGTGGCGCCCGCGCCCAGGCGCAGCCCTCGCGCGCGCAGGAGCATGTTGACCGCGATCCAGATGGGGTTGGTCAGCGGCGCCCCGTAGACGCGCACGCCGGGCGAGGTCCACACCCAGCCGCTGAGTCCCTGGGCGACGACAGCTTCCATGGCGTGTTCACTCAGGCGCGAAAGCTGCAATCCCTTGGCGTCCGAACGGCGGATCATGAGAAACGCCGTGCCGGCCGCGCGCTCAGGACCAGCGTCCGTGTCGAATCCGAATGTGGTGAGGTTCGGGTCTGGGCCCAGGCTGGTCATCAATCCGAGCGAGCCCGGATAGCCGTGGTGGTACTGCCCATCGAGCTTGTGGCCCGTGCCATAAGCACCCAGCGGGCCTTCGCCCACGATGCCCACGGCAGCGTAGAAGTCGCTCTCGTCGCGGCCCGAGGCGACCTTGGCGTTCACGGGCATAGGCGAATCGGTGTAGATCTCGGGCAGGACCTGATCGTAGATCGAGTCGGCGACCAGCGAGACGGAGGTGAGCGTCGAGCGCCCGAAGCCCCAGACGCCGGTCGAGTTGTCCTTGATGCGCACGCCCTGCGGCTTGGCCATGATGCCGCCGTAGTAGTCGTTCATGCCGTGTGCGCGGCAGCCGTTGGGCGTGTCGAAGCCCTTGTCGCAGCGCGTGGGATCGGCGTCGGGGAAGTGGACCAGATCGAGCGCGCCTTGTGAGGCGAACGGGCAGGCCCCGGAGTTGAAAGGCTTCCAGCAGGTGCGAGAGATCTTCCGCGTGGGATAAGGCAGGTTTAGCTCGTAGAGGCCGTCGGCGGCGGTGACCCGGAACTCGGGGCCCGAGTCGCAGGTCCAGTTCACGATGTTGCCCTTCCAGAGATCGAGCTTGATGCCGGTTCCGACGTGGAAGAGGCTGAAGGCGATCTCGGCGCGGAAGAGGTCGACGTCGTTCGAGAGATCGCGCATCACACCGTCAGCGTTGCCGAAGGTGAACTGAGCTTCGTCGGACTCATTGCCGATCGACTGAGAGATGCCGTCCAACTCGAGTAGGCGCGCCTGGTAAAGCTGGACGTCGATCGTACACCGGCGATCACTGAGATAGATGGAGGGATAACCAGGTTGAAGAGGTTGAATACGGACGAGCGGAATGATCTCCTGGACCTGCGAAAGCAGCGCGGCCTGTAGCGCGGCGGGCGGGAAGCGGTGGACGATCTGGTTCAGCGGGTAGGACGGGCTGGTCTGGGGGATCTCGATGAGTGTGACGCCCAGCGAGCACGCCCAGTCGGCGACCATCTCCCAGGAGAGCGGCTCGTTGGCGAAGCGGCAGGTGACGGACGTGGTCCCGACGCCATTGTCGTTCGGAGCGTTGTAGGTGAAGGCGCCGTAGGGCCCGTACTTCGTCTCCCAGAAGTTTCGCAGGGCGATGCGCTCGGTATCGCGCAGCCACTGCTTGCGAATCGTGAATCGCCGCGCGCCTGTGCCGAGGAGGATGCGCTGCTCCACCTTTGCATTGCCGCTGCCGAACTGGTGCACAACGACCTCATGGTCGCGGCGCGCCTCGATCGGGTAATCGGGCGTGAGCGGAAACACGCCCGACGGCGTGATCTCCGGGACGGCGATGTTGCCGATGTAGTCAGGCAAGTTCGATCAGCTCCAGCGTCAGATCAGCGCGAGCGAGCGAAGTGCTCTGTTCCCACGGACTGGCGAAGCGCACGGTGTACCGGCCTGCGACGGTCTGCCCGGCCGAGTCATGCGAGAACTTCGGGCTGGTCTCATACGGGTCGTAGAAGTAGAACGGCTCGGCCGGGCCCTTGCGGGCCTCGTAGAAATCGCGGAGAGCCGAAAGCAGCGCTGGCGTGAGCCGCTTCGCCACCCGCCAGCGCTTGCGGCTATTGGCCGCCTGGACGGACCGCTGCGACTCGCCGTTGCGGTACTCGTTGTCGAGCGCCGGATACTCGCGCTCGTGAACGAAGGCGCGCGAGAGGCTTGCCGGCAGCACCGTCAGCGGCGCCGCGTTCTGAACCGAGCCGGGCATCAGGCGGTCACCACGTCGATCAGTCTCAGGTCCGGGCGCACACCGATCTTTCTCGCAACAAAGTGCGCATAGTTGGCCGGATGATTGCCGTCCGCCGAAGGCGCGTACACCCGGAACATCTCCTCCGCAGTTGGCGGTTTGCCCTGTGTGTACTTGCCATCGAGGTACTGCCCCACGAGCACGTGCAGGATGCGCCAGCCTTCCTCAATCGCTCGCCGACTCATCTCCTCGCGCGAGGCGCCGGGAAACCGCTCGGACGCCCACGCGACGAAGTCCACGTAACCGCGGTGAGTGGGATAAGGCCGGCCGCGCGCGTCGCGCCACTGCCGGATGTTTCCGGGGTTTGCGTTGCGCTGAGCAAGCGTTGGCTTCGCGGCGGTGACGTAAAAGCCTTCCATTTCCGCGATGGCCCGCGCGATCTTTTCGATCAGCTCTGCTCGTGTCATGACAGAATCAACCCTGGACTCAGTTGCAGGCCGGTCATCTCGCGGCGGCCAGCGCTGGCCTTGGTCGCGGTCATTGCCGCGGACTGCACGGCTCGCGGATTCTCGACCACTACGCGCACGGTCTCCTTCTCGAAGAACTCCTTCGCTCCGGGCACAGTGATGTTGATTACTGTTGGACCCGCCGCGGACGACGGCGTGCCGCCACCGATGCGGTCCAGGGTCAGGCCCCCAGAGCTCGACTGGAACAGCCCGCCGCCTTGCTGAAGGAGCGACACCGGACGCACGGTGGCCGGGAGCCCCGAAGTGCTCTGACCCGTCGACATGGCGTACAACTCCACCAGGTCGCGGATCTGCTGGCTGCGGATGGCCATGTCGAGATTGCCGTCAAAGCCCTGCTTGGCGATGTCAACGATCTGCCTCAGCACGCCTTTGTCGCGGATGTCGACCCCGTAGGTGGCCTTGATCTTCTCGCGGGCCTTCTCCTGCGCGCCTTTAATGAACAGCCGCACCAGCCCGGCGACCGCGCCGATGCCGGCGCCGATCGCCGCGCCCAGAGGGCCGCCATACTTGAAGCCGATCATGGCGCCGCCAGCGGTCGTCATCGCGAGGCCGGAGACGCCGCCGCGCTGGAGACCCATCAATGCAAGCGTCGCACCACCAAGCAGCGCGGCATTGGACCGCCCGAGGGCAGAGAGCTTCTGGCCCATGGTCGCCGCTTCCCATGTGACGGCCTTGCCGGGTGCGTACTGGACGCCGCCACCGAAGCCGAGAAAATCCTTCCAGCCGCCAAGCAGGCCGCTCCAGCCGCTGCCGCTACTCGAAGGGATGAAGGGCGGCGTGCCCAACACTCCGGCCGCGCCACCGGGAATCGGGCCACCGCCGCCCTGCCCGAAGACCGGCGCCGTGACGATGCCGAGCAGTCCGCCGAGCCTGCCGAGCGTGCCCCCGCCTGAGGCGCCTCCGCCAGCCAACGACACTCGCGTGCCCGTGAACAGCTGCATCAGCATCGCGGCGACGTGCGAGGTGACCACGTCCTTGATGGCGGTAAGCAGGGCGGTCTTGAGCGAATTGCCGATCGCGGACCAGATGGACTGCGACTTAGTGAGTAGAGCGTCGAAGACACCCTCGGCTTGGCGCTTGAACGACTCGAAGATCCGCTGATTGTGGTCGCGCACCAACTGGGCCTGGCGGATCGCCGCATTTTCGCGCGCGCCCTGGATCGCGGCGTCAGTGGCCTCCTGCTGGAACCGCCGGATCTCATCCCGCTGTGCGGTGAGCTCGGCGATCCGCGCCTGGATTTCGTCGGCCCGGTAGCCGAGCCGTTTCAGCGCCGCCTCTTCCTCGATCACCATCCGCGAGGTCTCGAGGTCGAACAGCCTCATGCGGATCTCGTGGACCCGCGTGAGGTATTCAATCTCGATCGCAGCTTTGCGCTGCTCGACAGCGACCTTCTGTTCCAGGGTTTGAGCATCCGTCGCATCGAGGGCCCGCAATTGGGCTTCGCGCGCCATCCCGGCCCGCTGCTCTTCAATTCCGAGCAGTTGCTCCAGGTGATCCAGGTTTCGCTTCGAAATCTCCTCGTTATAGGCCAGCCGTTGCGCGAAGAGATGCGACTCGATCTCCAGCCGCCGGCGCGCGGCTTCTTCTTCCGCGGCCAGATACTCGGCGAGGTTCTTGCGGTTGGTCTCCTGGACTTCTTTCTGCCAGTTCGCCAGGCGCACGCGCAATTCGCCGATGACGTTCTCCCAGGCCTTGCGCGTAAGAGCGATCCGCTGCTCGTTGCCGCGGTCATCAACGAACGTGGTCCACTTGCGAATTTGCTCCTGAACCTCGGCCACGTCCCGAGCGAAGCCCGTTAACCCACGTCGGCGTGCTTCTTCGAGCGCCCGTGCACTCTCGCGCTCCACATCGAGTTGGCGCTTCCGGATCTCAGCCGCACGTTTCAGCGCTTCGAGGTCCGGCTCCGGCGACGTCTTGATGGCGAGCTTCGGCCCTTCGTACTCGAACTCCTGCACGACAGGCAGCCACCGTTTGCCGCTGATGAGTTCGCGGATCTGGTCGTCGGTCATCCCCTGCTTGCGCAGCGCGTCAACGCTGGTCTTGCCGTTCAGCAGGTCCTCGCGCATCGCCTTCCGCTGCATCTCGTCGAAACGGGCCTGAAGCTGATCCTGGGTGTCCTTCCATTGCGAGTAGATGGCAAAGCCCGCGCCCACAACGCCCACAGCAAGCAACGCATATGGATTGATGCTGGCGAGTTGGAGCGCTGCGATCGACTTCGCCAGCGCCATGATCTTGTCGGCCAGGGCGTAGGTCGCCAGGATGCCCGAGACCCACAGCGCCACCTCGCCGAACTTCATGAGCAGGTCGGTGTTTTCCCGGAGCCAGCCGACCAGGCCGCGCAGGTTGCCGATCAGCGCCTTGAAGTCATCCTGGAACTGGGCGCCGATGTCTTCGCGCAGGTTGTTGAATTCGCGGCGCAGTGCGCCTAGTTGTCCCTCGACCGTCTGGGAGGCCGCCGCATGGGCGCCCTGGATCTTCGCGCCTTCGCGGATGACCGCGTTGTAGCGGAGCTGCTTCTCCTCGGTCTCGGTCAGGGCGCGGCCGAGCTGAAGCTGGGCGATCTGCGCTTCCTTCTGGAAGTCGACGAACAGCCCCAGGGTGCGCAAGCCCCGCGAGGCGCCCGATTCGATGGCCATCACAATGGACTCAAGCGCCTCGCCGGCGGTGACGTTCTGAACTGCGGCGGCGTCCTTGGCCAGTTTCGCCAATCCTTGCGCCTTGGATAGCTCCAGATCGGCCACAATCAGCCGCTGCACGGCGTGCGCGGCTTCGGTGTATTCAAACCCGATATCTTCGATCGCTGAGACCTGCCTGGCGGCCAACGCCGCTCCTACGCCGTGCGCGTTGGCCAGCGCCTTGAGTGAAGCCTCCGCTTTGGCGTTCTCAGCCGCCATCATGACCGATCCGACGGTGAACTCCTTGGCCCAGGTGAGCGCGCTCTTGATCGCGTCAGCGAGCAGGTTCCCCGCCGTGGCGCCTTTCACCATGGCCGCGGTCATGCCATCGATGACCTGCGCCGCGCCCCGGGCGGTCTTCACCGCCGCGGCCTCCATGCTCGACAGGCTCGCGTTGACGCTCTTGATGGACGCATTGGCCCGGTTGGTATCGACTTCAACGACGAGTTCGAGCCTGTTATCGGCCATGCGCGTTCATCTGCTCGCGGTCCAGCGCGTCGCGTTCCTCCTCGATCGCCACCAGCGCCTGGAACTCGTCGGCCCTGATCTCGTCCAGACCGATCCGGATTCCCAATTTCAGCGCCGCGCGGAGATCAAGCGCGCGCCGCAGCAATAGACCCGCTTCGGAGGATTGCGCCGCATCCAGCTTGTCGAGCGGGCAGTGGTCGCAGCGGCCTCCATCATCGGGTGCGTCGGGGCAGAAGCCGGCGTCGCAGAGTTCCTCGCGGCGAAGTGCCCAGTGAATCAGGAAGCGCAGGGAGGGTTTTTCGGGCCACTCCCCGCTTGTCAGTTTGGGTCGCCCGACTCCTGGAATGCGCCGTCCAGAGCGTCAATCGCGGCTTTCACCGCGATGGCCTGGTGGATGATCGGCACATCGCCGGCGTACCCTTCAGAGGATTCGAGCAGCTTCTTGAAGAGCGCGGCCGCCGGGGCGAGGTTGATGATCAGCTCCTGGCGGTTGTAGGGCAGGTCGAGCACTCTCGCGAAGCCGCGGCGGTATTCGAAGACATCCTTGGCCGAGGGCATCTTCAGGATGTGCGCCACCGTGCCGCCGACGACGCGCAGCGTCACGCGGAAGCCATCGCCCACTTGGACGACATCGTCGACATCGGCCTGGCTCAACTGCTCGATAATGCGGCTGGCTTCGAAGGTATCGATCTCGGGGGCATTCTCCGCAGGCAGGCGGATCTTGGCAAACAACGCGGCGTCGGCTTCCGCCGAGTCGGGGATCGTCGTTTCCGACACGCCTCGGCCCAATTGCTTCACGATGACCTTGCGCTTCTTCTGGCGGTCGATCCATTCCTCGTCAGTTGGGAAGCGCACGCGGATCGGCTTCACGCCATCGGGCGTACGCAGGTGAAGGGTGATGGGTTGCTTTGCATCGAACATAAAAGTCCCCTCTACTGGCAGATCCCGTCCACGTTGCATTTGGCCACCGCCGAGACGATGCCGTTGGTTTCGTCCCACATCGGCAGGCACTCGACCGAAACGGTGACGATGCCGTCCGTCTCGCCGACCTCGGCCGAGGCAAAGGAGACCTTGTGCCAGGTGATTTCGAGCGAGTTGTTGGCGTCGTAGGTGAGCGCCAGCACCGCCGTGCCTGTGGTCTGACTCTTGAGCTTCGTGAGTTCGGTCGATCCGTTCTCGAATCGCGCTACGAAGCGCAGCGTGCCCTGGCGGTTGCCGAACTCAAGCCGGCCGCGGATCGCCCCGCTTGCGCCATCGCCCGGCGTCTGGAAGCCGGAGCCGGGATAGAAGCCGCCGTCGAGGCGGACGTTGTTCTTCCAGGACGTTTCAAGCGAGACGATGTTCTTGTTCGAGACGTAGTTGACACCGTTGATCGAGAGTGCCAGCGAGGCCGACGGCAGGGGCTTCTCGACGGTCGCCGCCGGCATCGTGATGCCCGAGGGCTCGGTGGTCTTGCCCGAGCCGACGAACTCGACCGTGATCTTCGAGTTGGCACGGCCAGGCCCCGAGCCGATCGAGATGGTCCAGCCCTCGACCACGCAGCCCACGGCCATCCGGTCCACGACGACACCCGCGCCCGGGCGGATCTGCTCGACGAAGGAGAAGTAGGGCAGCTCGGCCGCATCACCAGAGGCCGGGAACAGCGGCGTGCAGGTGTAGGTGAAGTTCGGCGTCGTGCCCGACTTGACTACTTTTCCAAGACCGAACGCCATCGCCCAGGCGGCGATCTCCGCGCCCAAGTATTTCTCAAGCGTCCCGGCGACGTCCCAGGAGGTCTGGAAGGACTGCGTCGGAAACTCGTGGCCCTTGCCGAACTCCTCGGCATCGTTTTCGGTGTTGAGCTTCGGGTTGGCGAGCGCGGCATTGAGCTTCCGCAACTGCCACATCTGGACGCCGGTATTGGGCGTCGCAATGCCGGCCTGCTTCTGCTTACCGAAGCAGATCTGGATTTCCTGCATCCGCGCGACGGACATC